TGGGTTTCCCTGTCAATCTCAATTTTTCAACACCTTGACTGAAATTTGTGTGTCTTTTATAAGAACTGTTAAAAAATGAAATTTCTGGGTCACCAGTCAAATGAACATCCTGAGCTCCAATCGCGACTAACCTCTGAATTGCTGTAGAACTCATACTAATTTAATTATTAATCATATTTTTTTAATAGACAATAAAACATGATTGATAACTATACATTTATGGAAGAATGACACTTGGGCTCATACACTTAAATTTCATAACAAGGAAATTTTCATCTGTTACTTGAGATGGGTTTGGAATTGTATTACCTGTTTGGTCCAACAAGGAAACAGTAAGGCGAGATACCCTTTTAAGTGGGTTTGGGTATTCATGGGAGATTTCATAATGATCTCTCTCTTTAAACATAATAAGTTGTTCGCTTCCTGTATGTTCTGAGGGAGTTACAATACTTCCAAATACTCCCCTGACCCGAGAAATTTCACTTGAACCATTATATTCAGCTGCAGCTCTTTCACTAAACATTGTTTTGAGTTCATCAATATCTACATACAAATGTTGAACAGCATCACTAGTGTGAATGTGTGTGCTCAATAATTTAGCCTCAACAACATTCTTTAATGGTTCATTCAAATACACAGAAAAAGTATTTTTACTCGCCTGCCCCAAAGTATCTACTGTCACTGTGAAATAATCGTAATTCTTGTCTGGCAAGTTCATTATATTATATATTTGGTTTTATTTTTTAGATAAGTGGCTCACCAATTCCGCCGACAACTTCATAATCAGATTGGTCATAGACAATCTTTTGGATGCCACACGCACCCCCTGGGGTTAAGTCCTTGGTGTAGGGAGAACCCTTGGCAGCACCTGGAACACATTCCAAGGAATATGGGAGACCCGCAATAGAGTCGGTGTTCTTCTCCTTGATTTTGATCTCACGGAGAGCGTAGGTGGAGGAACCCTTAAACATTTGGATAAGGATGGCGAGCATAAAAGCCACAAGAATCCACTTGACAATTGTTGTATTGGTTTTGTTCATACCAAGCATTTTTGTATATATTGGTATAAGAAAAAAAGTGAGTTAAAAACGAAAAGATAATTTAAAGCATAAGAGTATAATGGATGAGATTGTCATAGACAGGGGTGAGGCACCTACCATGAATTTTGATGAGGACGAACAGCGCCTGTGGGATGAGATTGAAATTTCTAAAAAGAAAAAATCAAAACCCCTCAAGAGACCAGGATCTAGACAAGCCCCACCAATGGATGATATGATGATGGATGATGAATTAGATGCTTTTGCAAATCCAATGAAACAACAGGAAGAAAAAATCCCTGAACCAATGTTTGGAAACCAACAGGTTGGGTATGACGATGACGAAATGCCAGATTATCAATCGGAAGCAGGAAGCATCATGAGACAACCCCAAATAGAAAAACCATCTACTGGATATTTTAGTGTAGACGATGAAAAAGCTGACCTCTTAAACAAGCTTACCAGATTAGAAAAGAAGGGTTTCACTATAAACAAGCGTTTGAATGCCTATTCAGATGTCAATGAGATGAGAGCGGAATACAAGCGTATTATGTATGGAATAGAAGTAGAAGGTTCCATCAAATTTTCCAGGAGAATGCTCGTAGCGTGCACAACAGGTTTGGAATTCCTTAACAGGAGATACAACCCATTCGAGCTACAGCTAGAGGGTTGGTCAGAATCTATTATGGAAGATATTGATTCATATGATGGGGTATTCGAGGAACTTTACGCTAAGTATAGAACCAAGATGCAAATGGCACCAGAAGTCAAATTGATTATGATGCTTGGTGGTTCAGCAATGATGTTCCACCTTACAAACAGTATGTTCAAGGCTGCTATTCCAAATGTCAATGATATTTTGAAGCAAAACCCAGGACTTGCGCAATCAATGATGTCAGCCGTTAAGAACACAGTTCCAAGGGGACAAGCACCACAACAACAAACACCCACCGCAGCTCCACCCTCAGGGGAGGAATATGAAATGAGTGGTCCAGGTATTGACTTGTCCCAACTCATGGGAACCATTTCAATGCCACCACCACCACCAGTTTCATCAACTTCAATCAGCAGACCAGAACCTGTTCCACAGGATGATGATGATATTTCAGACATCGTGTCAGACCATGGCGAGGAAGAAACTCAGGAAGAGGAACAAGTTAAGGAAGTTGCCATCCCAACTTCAAAACCCAAAAGAGGAAGAAAGTCCAAAAAGAATGAATTAAATCTTTGATTATATAAATGTTAAGCTATGCTTTCTTAGAGGAGGAAGAGGTTGAACAGAAAAAACCTCCCTCGCTAATTACTAAACAAATGGTCGCGCCTACTATGGTGCCTACTAAATCACCTATGTCTCAGGATGAAACAGAGTGTAATTTAGTAGTCATGTTCTTCGTTTTCGGAGTTCTTATCTTGGCTGTTATGGATTCAGCCAAGCGTTAATTATATTTTGTAATAAAACACTTTTGGAGTTTTTTCCTTCAAAAATATTTTATTTATTTGTTTTTCAATTGTTCTTTCAACTCCGCGACTTCTTTTTTCAATTCTTTGATACCTTCAACCAAAAGACCAACCATATTACCATACGCCAAACTATAGTGTTCATCTTCGGAACCCACAACAGCTTCTGGCAACACATCCAATACCTCTTGTGCCACCAAACCTGTCATTTGTTTATCATTCATTGTGAATGTGTAACCGTTCAATTTATCAATCTTTTCAAGAGAATTTTCAATCTTCTCAACATTACTCTTCAACCTGATATCTGATGTAGCAGTCACTTCTGGCGCTGTCACCAAAGTTGTACCATTTATCGTTGGTGCTGTTATAGTTCCACTAGCATTAACATTTCTGAACGAACTATCCCCGTTGCCATCGCGGGCTGCAAGAGTATTAACAGCCGCAGTAGGGGTTCCATTTGTTCTCAATGTTCTATTTTGACTACCATCATATTGAGAACCAGCTGAATAACTAATATAACTTGTAGAATTATCTAATAACAAATTACCAGCCAATACTGGATTATTTGCAGCAGATGTTATCTTAGCATCACCATACAACAAAATACCATCATCATTAATCTCTATAACCCCTGGGATATCGATAATTTTACCAGATTCCATATGTAAACCAGTGCCATTGAGAGAAGCAACATCAACATCATCGTTTCTAAATCTAATATCCACAGCACTTCTAGCATTCAAGAATGTTGTACCACCACTCCCCTGTCTCAACGCGTAAGCAACATTTGTTCTAAAATCCTGGTGTGTAAAAGTAGCACTATCATTGTGGGTTCCAGTAAGACCAACAGCAGCCCTACCAAAGTGATGATATGTATCTGTATCGTCCATCATAAACAATTGACCAGTTGCACCATCAATGTAACCCAAATCAGCGTTGTCAGATCTAAAATGAATATCTTGGGTGGAAGGTGAGTTTATATATACAGCCCCATTGTCTTGCTGTAAAAGGGCATAATGTGGAGAATCAATATGTTTGAAACCAGCATAATCTGAGTACCCTACATGACCAACCTGGGCTACACCAATGTTTGCATAAGTATCAGTATCATAACCAATGTATATATTACCATCTGTTTCGAGGGTGCCCCAGAAGTGTGAATGTAACTCAGAGTTTTTGGGTGTAAAAGTAGTCACAGTTTCATCGTCACCAGTATAAGCAAAAACCAATTCCTGATCTGCGCCACCCATGTATCCCATCAAAACATTTGAATCATTTCTACCCATAATAATACCCATATCCAATGATCCGAGAGCATTGTTCGCAGCAAGCACGAGAACGCTGTCATCAACTACGAAACTTTGTGAAGAAACTGCAGCGAAAGCACCAGTAACAATCAAGTTCGCATACAAATACACATTACCCTTTTCATCAAGGAAAAAGTTATTCATTGTGACAACTTCACAGTTATTTGTGTATGTAAGGATATAGTGTCCATCTGGATCATTTCCGTCTTCTAAGCGTCTAAGTGGTGTAATATATGTAGCATCTGGGAGACCTGGATTGAAATATTGATCTGTAGCATTGAAACAAATTGTATTAGATGTAGTAACATCTGTAAAAGAACCAAATGCCATTGTATTATCTCCAACAGCATTGGCTTTATGACCAATAACAATACTGTTTCTACCTTGTGAAACAGAAGCAGCTTGGACACCAAGAGCAAAGGAGTTCGCACCTTGGTTAGATGTGCCAGCTTCGTAACCCAAGGCTACACAGTTTTCACCTTGATTTGTTTTACCAGCTTCGGTGCCAATAGCAACTGAATTAGCACTTTGGTTGGTAAAACCAGCTCTACCACCAATAGCTACAGAACCATATCCTTGGGAGGTTCTACCTGAATTATAACCAATAGCAATTGCATTAGCACCTTGTGTATCATCACCAGATCTGAAACCCCAAGCAATTGATTGAGCTCCCTGGCTTGTTTGACCTGCTCGGAAACCCATAGCTTGTGAATAATCACCTTGTGTATCTCTACCAGCATTGTATCCAATAGCGATAGAATTAGAACCTTGTAAAGATGAACCAGCCAAGTGTCCAATACCAATATTATATGCACCTTGTGCTTCCAAACCAGCTTCATAACCAATAGCAATAGCATAACTATTTTGATTAGACTGACCCGCACCATAACCAATAGCAATAGCATTTGAACCCTGTTCTATTTCACCAGCATTATGACCCAATGCCATTGTTTGGTCACCTTGTGATGTTCTACCAGCACCGTGACCAATTGCGAAGGCATTACTACCTTGTTCGGTTTCACCAGCACCAGAACCAATAGCTATAGAGCGATCACCTTGTGATGTTTTACCAGCGCTAATACCAATTGCAAAAGCATTACTACCTTGTTCTATCTGACCCGCACCAGAACCAATTGCAACGGAACCCATACCTTGACTAGTGTGCCCAGCATCTTCACCAATAGCTACAGCATTAGAGGATTGATATGAACTCGCGGCGTTTGTACCTATCGCAACAGAAAATTGTCCTTGTCCAGTAACACCCGAACGGAAACCAACTGCAGTTGCATATGCGTTTTGACCCTCATTACCAGCACCATCACCAACAGCTGTCGCATGAGAACCCTGACCCACTTCACCAGCCTCACGACCAATAGAAGTGGCTCGGAAACCTTGACCCTGATTACCTGCGCGATGACCAATAGCCACAGTGTATTCAGCTTGACCCAATTGACCCGCTTCATTACCAATAGAAACTCTATGAGCATTAGAGAAACCTGGTGAATGCACTACACCATCTGGTTGAATACCACCAATCATAATTGATGAACCTGTAGCAGATGCATCTATAAGTATATCATTTTCAAACTTAATGTTTGAAGCAAGAACAAGACATTCACTGGGATGACTCATACGAACAACATTCGCAGTCACATTATCATTATTTACAACTTGATCCAAATTTACTGTGAAATTATAAAGATTACTAGCATCAGCAGTTATGTAAGAACAAACAATATTACCCGATGTCCACAACTTTGTTTCTGTTGAATCATTTAACCAAATATTGCTCCCAACATCCATTGTGTGCACTGGGAATTCATTAGCAATACCAACATTTGATTCGGTTATAAGGCTCACTGTGTTTTCAACAAAACGAACTGTGTTTGCAGTTGTATTACCAATATTTGTCACATAATTGAATGTAGAACAAATACTACACACTGGCACATTTGTCAAATAACGACCATCACCCTTGAAATAATAAGAACGAACATTACCTGTAACGGTTAGAATATCATCGTCGCCAGCCTCGTCGATGACATATAAATTACTACCAACATCCAATGTGTGAACTGGATCCACATTGGCAATACCAACATTAGCAAAAGTAACAAAAGCGGTTTCACTATTTGCAAACTGAACGGTGTTTGATGTAACATTACCGTTATTCACAGAAGCTTCTAAATCTGTAGAACTCACTACATTTGTAACCAAATTACCATCACCCACAAAACCTTTAGCAACAATAACACCGTCTACAAACATAGTATTTGCAGAATTTTCATCAACCCAAAACTTAGAACCAACATCCAAAGTGTGAATTGGAGAAATATTAGAAATACCAACATTTGATGTTGTAGTAAAACTCAAAGTTGGATTTTGAAACTTAACAGAATGTGATGTTGTATTACCATGTGTAGTAGCACTCTCAAGGGATGAAACAGCCTTCACATTTGTAATAAGAGTACCATCACCAACAAAATGAGTTGCCATAATGTTTCCAGAAATCATCAAATTACCAGACGCACCAATATTACCAGAAACAAACAATACATTCATCCCAGCATCATCAATATACAAATTACTACCAACATCCAATGTGTGAACTGGTGATGTATTAGCAATACCCACATTTGAAGTTGTAGTAAAAGCGGTCTCCGCGTTTTGAAACTCTACAAAATAAACAGTGTTTGCACCCCTACTCATAATATCGTTAAAGTCGGAGGTCATCACAAGATTTCCCAAAAGAGAACCATCACCCTCAAATGAATCAGCCACTACACCACCCCGAACGGTCAATACATTCGCGAGTTCATCATTGACAGAAAGATTACTACCCACATCCAAAGTGCTAGTTGGAGCTATATTAGCAATACCAGCACCTTTGACTGAGACGAAGGCAACTTCTGGATCATTGAATTCTATAGTATCTGTAGCGACGTTACTCACAAACACAGACATACTATTAATATCTTACAATTTTTTTTATTCAATTATTAAACACTTGCTAAATAAATTATCTCTACTTTCTTCTACTGAGTTCTTTACTTTAGGAACATTGAACCCACAATCTCTATAAACTTTGGATCTTTTATAATACATGGCGTTCAATATAGACCAATTATCTATAATGTCATAAATATGAGGAACATTCTTCTTACCAGGTGTTTCTCTCAATATACGACCAACAGACTGCTTTATATCACTCTTAGGTGTAGCCAATATAACAGTGTCAAGGGATGGAATATCTAAACCCTCGTGGGCCTGACTAAATGTTGCAAATATAATAGGCTTCTCGGCAGATTCATTCAATTTTTCTTGCTTCATACCACCCATATATAAACCAGACTTATTGGGAAATCTATTGTGTAAATATTCACAATGGAAACGACGGTCGCTCAATACCAATAATTTACGACCCTGTTTGTAAATATCTCTTACCAAATCCAATATCATCTTATTTCTTCCTGGGTGTTCAACAAGCTCTGTAATCATATTCACAAGGGACAATTTACCATTTCGCTGTAACGGTGGAGATTGTGTGTACATGGGACACTCATACTTAATTGGAAATACCTCTACTTGTTTCTGGTTTTCCCTAAAAGCTGAGAAAAAGGTTGGTCCAATAAACCAATGAAGAACCTTAGACAATCCATCTTTCCTTTCAGGGGTTGCAGACAACCCATAAATGTGTTTCGGACACAATTTAAACATACTTTGGGAAAATACTCTCGAGCAGATATGATGAGACTCGTCAATAATCATAGTTCCAATAGAATCAAAATCATTTGATTGATATTCCCTAGTTGAAAGAGATTGAAG